AAAAAACCTGTAAAAGCAACTTGGTATTAAATTATGGCTTGGTTTGGTTTAGCAAAGATGGCTTTGCAAGCTGGCACGCACATTTATAAAAAACGTCAAGAGACGAAAATGGCGATGGCAGATGCACAACATATGCACGCAAAACGTATGGCCGATGGACAGGAAGCTTACCAAGGTAAACTCCTAGAAGCTCGTCAATCAGACTGGAAGGACGAGGCAGTTTTATTAATTCTCTCGGCGCCCATAGTGGTGCTGGCTTGGGCAGTCGTAAGTGACGATCCGACTGCGATGGACAAGGTTAAATTGTTCTTCGAATACTTCTCGTCATTGCCGTCGTGGTTTACAAATTTGTGGATCCTTGTCGTGGCGTCAATTTATGGAATCAAGGGAACACAAATATTTCGTAACGGAGGAAAAAAATAATGGCTAATCCAAGATATAACACTCAAGTTGCACAACCGAGAGGAATGAAAGTTGGCGGCAGAGTAAAAAAAATGGGCGGTGGAATGTCTACTGCTAGAAAAGATATGGCTTCAGGATACTACAAAGATGATATGGGTATGAAAGGTGGAGCTATGTATAAAAAAGGTGGTTCTGTGAAAAAGAAAAAGAAAATGAAACAGGGCTACAAAGATAGAAAAGATGAATCTATCGCTATGAGAATAAAAAAGAAAAGAACTAAAAAACAATTAAAAGATTCAAGAGATGAGTCTTATGGAAGATTTGGTTCTAAGGCTAAAAAATCTGGCAAAATAAACAAGTAGTTTATGGCGAAAGATTTTATACAGAAGGCAATTAAAAAGCCGGGAGCTTTGCGTAAATCTTTAGGAATAAAGAAAGGCGAAAAGATTCCAGCTTCTAAATTAAGAGCCGCTGCGAAGAAAAAAGGTAAGATGGGTCAACGTGCTCGACTTGCTATAACTTTAAAAAAACTAAATAAGAAAAAGGCATAATGAAAAAAATAGATCCAAAAAAACAAAAAGGTCTAGCTGCTTTAAAAAAGAAAGCTCCGCAAGTAGTTGCGAAAATGGGCTATATGAAAAAAGGTGGCAGAGTTAAAAAAAGGAAAAAGTAAATGGCTAAACTATGTCCAGAAGGTAAGGCTGCAGCAAAGAAAAAGTTCAAGGTATACCCCAGTGCATACGCTAATATTTGGGCCTCCAAATATTGTAAAGGCAAAGTAGGTAGAACTAAAAAAGCTGATGGTGGTTTTATTGCTAGAGGATGTGGTAAGGTTATGAACAACAGACGTAAAAAAACAAGAATGGTATAATGGCTAAGAAAGGCTTAAAGGAATGGCTAGACGAGAAATGGGTGGACATTGGAGCACCAAAGAAGAATGGGAAGTTTCAGCCTTGCGGGCGCTCAAAAGGTTCGAAGAGAAAGTATCCAAAGTGCGTCCCACTTGCAAAAGCCACACGAATGACAAAGTCGCAAAAGGAGAGTGCTGTCAGACGAAAAAGAGCTGTAAGTAATAAAGGTCCTAAACCAACTAACGTTAAAACGTTTGCAAAAGATGGTGGTATGATTAAACAAGCTCAAAGAAATTATACAGGAAGTTATATATCTGGAGATTTAGGTGGCGTGAGTGTTGGTAATCCAAGTTATAAAAAATATTATAAAGGAATGTTGTAATGAGAAAACAAGACAATATGCCTAAAAGAAATAAAAAGAATTTCCGTCCTACGGAAAAAGGTGCAGGTATGACGAGAGCTGGTGTAGCTGCATATAGAAGAAAAAATCCTGGCTCTAAATTAAAAACAGCTGTGACTGGTAAAGTTAAAAAAGGGTCCGCTGCCGCTAAAAGGCGAAAATCTTACTGCGCAAGAAGTGCAGGTCAAATGAAAAAATTTCCTAAAGCTGCAAAAGATCCTAATTCTAGACTACGTCAGGCTAGAAGAAGGTGGAAGTGCTAGATCGATTTATTTATAATTGTTTTGCTAAATTAGATGATGCAGTTTCTTTTGTAGAGACACATATTATCAAAATGACTGAGTGGTGTTGGCATACACGAGTAAAACTTTTAAAAAAGAAAAGGAGAAGAAAATGAGAAGAGCAATCCTACAAGCATTAGAAGATAGATATAATGCACAAATATCTGAAGCTGATGCAACAATCAAAATTTATTTAGATCATTCTGTTGGAATAGGTGAACATCCACAACATATTGATGAAATAGATAAACAATTATTAAAAATAACAGAAGCACAAGAGAAGCTAAAGGAGTTACAACATTTTAAAATATGATAGATCAATTAATACTTTTAGATAAATTAAAAAAAAGAATCACTGTAACTGTTCAACAAATTGGAGATACAATGATGAGTGGTGGGGTTGACAGTATGGAAAAATACAAGTATTTACTAGGACAAGCGCAAGCTTATCAATTAATAAATCAGGAAATCTCTAACCTGCTAAAAGAAGATGAAAAGGAGCAAAATGACAAAGGAAACGTTATCGACATCGGAAAAGGAAGTACCAAAAACTAGATTGGCACTTCAAGAGAAATACGACAAAGAAAAAAAAGAAGAACCTCACGCAAAAAGATTAGACGAAAATAATATTAAAGACGTAGCTGATCAATTGCCAGAACCAGTTGGTTATAGAATTTTAGTTTTACCTTTTACTCCAAAAGAAAAAACTAAAGGTGGAATTTTATTCTCTCAAGAACAATTAGACAAAGCAAGAATTGCAACAACTTGTGGTTATGTTTTAAAAATGGGAGATCTTGCATACGCGGATAAAGATAAATTTAATAAGCCGTGGTGCAAAGTAGGAGATTGGGTAATGTTCGCTAGATATGCTGGCGCAAGATTACCAATTGAAGGTGGAGAAGTGCGAATACTAAACGATGATGAAGTGTTAGGGACCATAGGTGATCCCGAATCAGTTCTTCATTACATTTAACATAGGAAGGAAACTATGCCGGAAGACGCACAAAAAGCAGAGAATCTCATTGATGTAGGCGAAACAGTAGGAGCCGAAATTAATTTAGATGATAAGGGTGAACCAGAAAAAGTTGAAGCACCCAAAGAAGAGAAGATTGAAATCGAAAAAGTTGAAGAGTCTGTGGAACAACCACAAGCTGAAACTAAAGTAGAAAAAAAAGAAACTCAAAAAGACGAGCTAAAAGAATATAGCGAAGGCGTTCAAAAACGTATTGCTAAATTAACTCGTAAAATGAGAGAAGCTGAAAGACAAAGAGAAGAAGCAATAGCTTTTGCTGAAGCAGCTACTAAATCAAAAACAGAATTAGAAGGAAGACTTTCTAAATTAGATAAGTCTTACACATCTGAATTTGAAAGTAGAGTTAAAACTAATATGGCAGCAGCCAAGTTAGCTTTAAAAAATGCTATCGAATCTCAAAATGTTGATGCGCAAATTGCAGCTCAAGAGCAAATTGCTAATTTAACAATGGATGCAGCTAGATTAAATGCAATGAAAGTTGCAGAAGAATCTAAGCCTGAACCTCAAAAAGATGTAACTATTACACCTCAAAGAACTCAACAACCAGCAACTGACCCAAAAGCAGAAGACTGGGCATTGAGAAATCCTTGGTTTGGTAATGATTCAGCTATGACTTATACTGCTTTTGATTTACATAAAAAGCTAGTAGAAGAAGAAGGTTTTGACCCCAAATCTGACGAGTATTATGCAGAAGTTGATAAAAGAATCAGACTTGAATTTCCGCATAAATTTGATAAGGTAGAGGACAATACTACAGAAAGAGCCAAACCGGTTCAAAATGTAGCTTCGGCTAAACGTTCGGCCTCAACAGGACGCAAAAAAACTGTTAAGCTCACACCTTCACAGGTAGCAATCGCTAAAAGATTAGGTGTGCCACTTGAAGAATACGCAAGACAATTAAACATCACGGAAGGAGCGTAAAATGGACAACGAAAATATAAAAACTTCACGTGCGAGCCAAACAAGAGCGAAAGCTGAACTTAAAAAAGTTTGGACTCCACCCAACTCACTTGATGCACCACCAGCGCCAACTGGATTTAGACATCAATGGATAAGAGCCGAGATCCTCGGTCAACAAGACACTAAAAATGTAGCGTCTTCGTTGAGAGAAGGTTATGAATTAGTGAGAGCTGATGAATATCCTGAATCTAATTTTCCTGAGATGACTGAAGGTAGATACGCTGGAGTTATCGGAGTGGGAGGCCTTTTGCTGGCAAGGATACCAGAAGAGATCGCGCTTCAAATCGATGCTTATTATAAAAAGCAAAACGAGGCTAAAGAAGAAGCAGTTAATAACGATCTTTTGAAGGAACAGCACCCAAGTATGAAATTCCACAGGGAATCTAATACTAGTGTAACCTTCGGTGGTACAAAGAAACGTTAGTCTTCTAACGATTCCTACCCAACGAATAATATTAACCCGTATTAACTTATTATGAGTTAATACACATTAAAAGGAAAACTAAACTATGGCTAATGATAGTACAACAGGTTTTGGCTTTAGAACGTCTATGACGCTTGGAAATACTCCGGCAACTTCAGGACAATCTGAGTACAAAATCAAGTCTGGTCTAGGCGTAGGCATCTTCCAAAATAACCCGGTATCTTTACAGGATTCTTCTGGAGATCAAGGTTACTTACAAGATGCTAGTTTTGCGACAACTGATGACACAGGAACAGGTGGAGCTTCTTACACGAATGCTTCTCACGCTCTTATGGTTGGTGTATTCAATGGAGCTTTCTATATAGATAACTCTACAAGCAAACCAACTTTTGCAAATTCAGTTGCTGCGAGCACTACGTTCGGAACTGACTATAATACTGGAAGCAATGATGGTATAGGTTTTGTTAACGACAATCCGCAACAAGAATATGTTTGTAAAGCGGATGATGCTGTTGCACAAACTGCTATCGGAACTGTTTTTAATTGTAACAACTTTACTGCGAGTGACGCAAAAAGCGGTCAATCAACTGTAACACTAGACATTACTTCTGCTGCTGAAACTAAAATGTTCAGAGTAGTAGGTTCAGCGAATGAAATCGGTAATGACGATATGGCAGCAGCTGGTGTGAACGTTAGAGTTGCGTGGAACTCAGCTAGTAACTTATATCAATAAGCTAAATAGGAGTATATAAACTATGGCAATATCAAGAGCACAACTAGTTAAAGAACTAGAGCCAGGTCTAAATGCACTATTTGGACTTGAGTATAAAAACTATGCTGATGAGTGGAATGAGATTTTCGAAACAGAAACATCTGACAGAGCTTTTGAAGAAGAAGTAATGTTAGCTGGTTTCTCAAATGCGGCAGTTAAACCTGAAGGATCAGGCGTTGACTACGACGATGCTCAAGAAACTTTCACAGCTAGATACACTAACGAAACGATTGCATTAGCATTCGCTATCACAGAAGAAGCTATCGAAGATAACTTGTATGACAGACTTGCGTCTAGATATACAAAAGCGTTAGCAAGATCTATGGCGTCTACTAAGAATATCAAAGGCGCAGCGGTATTAAACAATGCGTTTGATTCGAACTTTGCTGGTGGAGATGGTAAGGAGCTTTGTGCTACTGACCACCCAACATTAGCGGGTACATTATCAAACGAATTAACAACACCTGCTGAGTTGAACGAAACATCATTAGAGCAGTCTTTAATCGACATCGCTGCTTTCACTGATGAAAGAGGCCTAAAAATTGCAGCGCAAGGAGTTAAATTAATTATTCCTTCAGCTCTTCAATTTACTGCTGACAGACTTATGAATTCTGCTGGTAGAACAGGTACTGCTGATAACGATATCAACGCGATCAGAAATATGGGAATGATTCCGCAAGGATACACAGTTAACCATTATCTGACTTCTGCGAAGAAATTCTTTATCAAGACAGATGTGCCTAACGGTCTAAAACACTTCAACAGATCACCTATCAAAACTTCAATGGAAGGTGACTTTGATACAGGCAATGTTAGATACAAAGCGAGAGAAAGATATGTATTTGGATTCTCTGATCCAAGAGGTATCTTTGGTTCAAACGCTACATAATAAATAGATATTAAGGGGCCGCTTGAAACGGCCCCTTTTTTAGTATAAGGTGTGAATATGAAAAACTTCCGAGTACAGATACGAGCTTACGGTCACTATGGAGATTTTATAATCTCTGCAGAAGATAACCCAATTTCAATAGAAAATGCTATTATTGACAAACTGGGAAAAGGTGATATAAAATGGGAAGATGAAGGTTTTTATAATCCTTCACGTAAGTTTATAACCTATGAGGAGGTTATTGATGGAAAAAATGATGCAACATCTAAACGACCTTTACTTGAGAAAGAAGGGTCTGGATCTAGAATGGGAGCAGGAGCATCTTAAAGAGGGTAGATATACTCTCAATATGGTTAAGATTGATCGAAAGGTCAGAGAAGTTTTAAGCCATATTAAACTTGCAGAAGCTCAGAAAGAGCATTTGCGAAATAAGGTGAATGAGTCTGCACCCGAAGTTTCTGTAGCTACTTAAACAAAAGCTACATCGTTGGAAAAATTCAACTCCACATTACAGGGCCTCTTGCACTCTATTTAAATCTAATATATAAACTAATCACTATACATTTATTTAGAATACTGACGCGTATAGTCGACGGCCTAGAGACAGTATTCGGAAAACTAGGAGGATATAAATATGGCATCAACTACATTTTCGGGACCGATTAAAGCGGGAACGATAGCAAACACAACAGGTACAACACTTGGTGATGACGTAAAAAACGTTGGTCAAGTAGTAATGACTCAATCATCAGATGTTGCCCTAACTCACGCAACAACTACTGCAACTGCTTTAGGAATTGTAATTCCTGCAAACAGTCAAATTATGAATATAAACATAGTAGTAGAACAATTATTTGCGAACTCTTCAACAACTACAATCGCTATTGGTGATAGTTCAGGTGACGCAACTGATATTGCGGCAGCTCACAACGTATCAGCTACAGCAGTAGGACCATTAAAAATGTTACAAGCTTCAGCTGGAGCTTGGGATAATATTGGCACAACTGATATTGAACTTTATGGTATTACTGTTGCTAACTCTGCAACTGCAGGTAAAGCAAGAATCGTTGTTGAATATGTACAAAACAATAATTTAACTGCGTTATAATAATTAATTTAGTGTGGGCTTCGGCCCACACATAAATTTTAAGGAGAAATCAATGGGAACATATGTTTCAAATGTACAAACAACAAGATTAACTGCAACTAACACTGTATCTGCAGGACCTTGCAGATTGTTAGCTATTTATTTCGTTGCAGACACAACTGCAGGAACAATTGTCTTAAAAGATGGTGGCTCTGGTGGAACAACTAAAGCTACTTACGATACACCTTTAGGTGCATCTACAGCTGGACAAGAAACTGCATATCAAATTAATATTCCAGGCGATGGAATTAGATTTGAAACTGATTGTCACGCAACGTTAACGAATGTTGATAAAGTAACATTTACATTCGGCTAGGAGTTAAAAGTGGCTACAATTACTTATACAGTCACTGTAGCAAGTGGCACGAACCAATATGGAACCGGTAATAAATTCTATATTAACGGTGAGGTAAGTCCTGTCCTTTATCTACAAGAAGGTAACACTT